TTTCCCGAGTCCCATATCGTCTGCCAAAATAAACTTTTTATTTTCAACCAATTTTTGAACAGCTTCTTTTTGATGTTCAAGTGGTGGACGATGAGAGTATTTTGAATAATCAATTACAACATCTTTAATAGAGTTGTCTTTTATAATTGCCGCCTTTGGTAACCAAAATTCATGAAGTTCTTCATTTTCAAAAAGTTTTCCAAATATGTGAAAGGCTTTGTCTTTTTCCACCAATATTTTTTCTACATAAATTTCTTCAGGTTGACGGGTTAATAATTTGTCTTCCATCATCATTTTAGAAAAATATTTATCTAACGGAACCCATTTACGTGCTATCTTTGGTGTAATCTTATGGAAATCGATAATGTAGTCAGATTGAGGTCTTGTTATTTTGTAATGTTTCTGAGTTTCGACCTTTTTCTTTATTGATAATATATAATTATTATATCCTTCGTATGTTTCTAATATACGAAGTGCCCTAATTTCAGGTATGTTCGATTTTATTGACTGTTCCTGCATCCAATTAAATAAGTTTAAATATAATTGATTTTGTAGTATTTATCAATATGTCTGAGAGATTAGTTCCGATAACAAGATTAGAGAAGTTTTTTGGTCAAGAAGATTTTGCACTTGAACTTCAGATGGGTAGAGAATACCTAAATGGTGATTTAAATTTCACTTTGGTTCTCTATAGTGTTGATATACAAAAAACAATTAAAGATGATGTCTATGGTGAGGTTATTAATAATGGTATTCAATTTCTCCCACCTGTAGAATTTAAAGCCCTTGTGAAAATTAACGAGGCAACTAACCAATATATTAACGGTAGTAAAATAATGCAAAATGAACCTGGTAATATGACATTTTCAGTTTATAATGAAGAGTTACGAGAGTTAGAAATTGACATTAAACTTGGTGATTATATTGGTTATTGGATAAAAGAAAATGAAGTGAGGTTTTATTCAGTTATTGATGCTGGTACACCTGACTATGATAATAAACATACGTATGGTGGTTACAAAGGTTTTTATTATAGCTATACCGCAACACCTGTTAGTATAAATGAATTTAATGGATTATAATGGCATTACCACCTAAAAAAATAAAAACAAACATACAACTAACGACAGTCCCAACGGGGTTGGCTCGTCGTGAAGAGTTATTGTCTTTTATTACCAAAGATGGAACTTACTTACCTAAGTCTATTTTACATGCAGATTTAGATAGGGGTATGTTAGATTTCGTAAAAAATGATTTAAAGTGTGTTGTTGAAGGTGCTATTGTACCGTCAGTGGATGTTATTATTACAACACAAAATTGGGCTCAGTTTGCAGAGACTTGGAATTTCCAAGATTTAAACAGTAATCCTGTACCACCATTCATTACAACTGTTAGACAACCTGAGGTTAAATATGGTTCAAACCCTTCTTTAATATATACAATACCAAACAGAAGACAGTTTTATTGGGCTAAAGTACCAACATGGGACGGTCAAAGAAAAGGTATGGACGTATATAAAATACCACAACCAGTTCCTGTTGATATTACCTATCAAATTAAAATTGTATGTAACAGAATGAGAGAGTTAAATCAATTTAACAAGATTATTCTACAAAAATTTAGTTCAAGACAAGCCTATACATTCATAAAAGGAAGTTACATTCCAATCGTACTTCAAAACATTTCTGATGATTCTGTTACGGATGTTGATAAAAGAAAATATTATGTTCAAACCTACGAATTTTTAATGATGGGTTTTTTAATTGATGAAGACGAATTTGAAGTTAAGCCGGCAGTGTCAAGACTTATCCAACTAATTGAGGTTGATACTAAAACTAAATCTCGTAAGGTTAAAATTTCACCGTCTAGTAGTTCTACCGACGTTGTGTTTCAATTTGGTAATAATGACACTGGAATGACACAAACATTTAATTACACGGCAAATATTTTTCCGACAGGAAATGAAAATATTTCTAGTTGGTCAGCATACATTAACAATGACTATTATGGTGATGATGTTAGTGAAATTCAAATTAATACTGGCGATGTCTTAAGAATTGAAATTGTTAAGTATACTGCGGGTCAACCATCAACGTTGACTACAAGAGCAACACTTATTTAATCTTCACCGTATATATCTTTTTTTGGAGTACAGTTTTTTATAATCAATTGTTCCAAAAATGCATACATTTTTAATCCGTTTTTATCGCAATATTTTTTTAATATCTCGTGTGTTTGCTTCGATATTTTAAGATTCTTAATTTCTTTCATAAAAATAAGGTAGAAAAAAGGTAGATTTTTTTCTCACCATTTAATAAATATACATATAGAGTAAAGGTTTTTTCGTTTTTTTTCAAATATTTATACAAAAATAAATTCCGAAACTAATAAAAAAAATGGCAACATCTAACAAGGTTTTCGTTTCTCCTGGTGTATACACATCAGAAAGAGATTTAAGTTTTGTAGCACAAAGTGTTGGTGTAACAACTTTGGGTATCGTTGGTGAGACTATAACAGGTCCCGCTTTTGAACCTATCTTCGTAGCAAACTACGATGAATTTACAGCACTTTTTGGTGGTACAAATCCGACTAAATTCGTAAACACTCAAATCCCAAAGTACGAGGCAGCATACATCGCCAAAGCGTATTTATCACAATCTAACCAATTATTCGTAACAAGAGTATTAGGTTTATCGGGCTACGATGCCGGACCTTCATGGTCTATCACAATGCAGGCAAACGTAGACCCATTAACAATTTCAGCAACTACTGAACAAACTTGGTCTGTAACATTTACAGGTTCAACTGGTGGTACTGTAACTTTCGGGACGTTCCCATCACCAATTAGTACTTACATTGGTGACACCGTTACATTATTTAACGGAAGTTCAACTACAATGTCAGGTCAATTGGCCTCGTTCATTGTTTCTGCATGTACAACCAACTCATTAAGTGCTTCAACTATGGGTCAGTGGGGTATCATGTCAGCATCGACATTTAACTCTTATACAGGCGCGGGTTACACAAATGTAACTAATTTCTTAGGTACTTCAGGTACAACCACAGCAAATGCAAACTACACCGCAAGTACTATGGATACTTGGTACTACGCAGCATTTGACCCACAGTCAGGAGATAACTACGACGGTATCTCATTTAACTCCGTCATTGGTAGTAATTTTGGTTCAACATCAACACCAGGCTCATTCTCAGGTACAGTTTCGGGAACAGTATTAAACTTTGTTGCTACGGCATACACTGAATATAATGATGTTGTTGTAGCAACTTTACGTTCAAGAGGTTTGAACTCAGACTCAAGTGGAGGTCCTGTATACACAGTGTCGGGTACATCACAAGTCATAATGGACACAACAACAGGCTCATACTCTGACGTATTAGAAAATCCATTCGCATCTTTTGCTATTTCAGGTGTGACAAATGACGGAGAAAATTTCAATTTTGAAACATCATTCTCTACTTCTGACCCTGATTATATTTCTAAAGTATTTGGAATGACTAACTTTGGTAAACCAAGAATCGAAGTTCCATTATTCTTAGAAGAAACATTCTACAACTTAATGAATTGGAGTTATAGAAAAGGTTACATAAGAGGTTTAAACGCTTCTTTAATTTCATTACCATCCGCAAGAGAAGATAATGGCACTAACTCATCAATTGCTTGGTACTTGGAGCAATACCAAACACCATCAACACCATTCATAGTTTCTGAACTACGTGGTAATACTGTTTATAGATTGTTTAAATTTGTACTTATTTCTGATGGTAATACAGCAAACCAACTTGTAAAAGTTTCAATAGCTAATATGTCATTCAATAACATGACATTTGATATCATTGTAAGAGACATTTTTGATACCGATGCTAATCCTGTGGTTCTTGAAAAATTCACAAACTGTACTATGGACCCAGCGTCTAACAGTTTCGTGGCTAAAAAGATTGGTACTTCAAACGGTGAGTTTGAATTAAAATCATCTTTCATCATGGTTGAAATGGATGAAGACGCACCTATCGATTCATTACCTTGTGGTTTTGAAGGATTTAACTTTAGAGAATATCAAGGAGCAAATTCACCTTTTGTTATTTTCAAAACACAATACAATTTTCCAGGTCAACAAATTTGGAACCCACCTTTTGGAACAACCACAGGAAGTGATAATACTACATTATCTTCGGGTGATAACATAAGAAAAACGTATTTAGGTGTTTCTAACACAGTAGGTATTGATTATGATTTCTTCCAATATAAAGGAAAACAAAATCCAACTAACCTATGTTGTGCTACCGATTCATTACCCTGGAATTACATTACTAAAGGATTCCATATGGACTCAGGTGCAACTGCTGTTACAATTGCGAATATATACACAACTTCAGGTCAAACGGCATTTGAAGTAGGTGCTGGTTCATTCCAATCTGACCCAACAAATCAATCAAACCCATACTACCGAGTTTTTGCAAGAAAATTCACTATAGTAGCTCAAGGTGGTTTCGATGGATGGGATATCTATAGAGAATATAGAAGTAACACTGACACATTTATGTTAGGTCAAAATGGTTACTTGAAAGGTGCATCACCACAACAATCAGTACTATATCCAAACGCAACTGGTTGGGGAGCTTTTAAACAAATTACTGTCGGTGATAACACACAAGACTTTGGTAATACTGATTTTTATTCATATTTACTTGGTCAATTAACATTCGCAAACCCTGAGGCGGTTAACATTAATGTGTTTGTAACACCAGGTATTGATTATGTAAATAACTCAAACTTGGTTGAACAAGCTATTGATATGATAGAATCAGACAGAGCGGATTCGTTGTATGTATGTACAACACCTGACTACGACATGTATGCACCAACAACATCAAATTTTCAGGGTGACTTTATATACCCACAAGAGGCGGTAGATAATTTAGAGGAATCAAATATAGATTCAAACTACACGGCAACTTACTATCCCTGGATTTTGGTTAGAGATGGTGTTAATAATACTCAAATTTACATTCCTCCGACATCTGAGGTTGTAAGAAATTTAGCACTTACAGATAATATTGCATTCCCCTGGTTTGCAACTGCTGGTTACACAAGAGGTTTAGTAAATGCGGTTAAAGCTCGTACCAAACTAACACAAGAAGCGAGAGATACTTTGTATGAAGGTAGAATCAATCCAATTGCAACATTCTCAGACGTAGGAACAGTAATTTGGGGTAACAAAACTCTTCAAATCAGACAATCGGCACTTGATAGAATTAACGTAAGAAGATTGTTACTACAAGCTCGTAAGTTGATTTCAGCTGTGGCTGTTAGATTGTTGTTCGAACAAAACGACGAACAAGTAAGACAAGACTTCTTGGATTCTGTAAACCCAATTTTGGATTCAATCAGAAGAGATAGAGGTTTAGTAGACTTCAGAGTAACAGTTTCAAACAGTCCTGAAGATATCGACGCTAACCAATTGGTTGGTAAGATTTACTTAAAACCAACAAGAGCACTTGAATTTATCGACATCGAATTCTTGATTACTCCAACAGGAGCTTCTTTTGAAGACATTTAATAATTAAAAATAAGGGGGGTTGTTCACCAATCCCTCTTTTAGCCTAAACAAAAAAAAACTATGGAATTTAAAAAATCAAAATTAAATGAAAATCTTAACTTACCTAAAACAGGTAAAAAATCATTTTCAAAGAAATCACAAAATATCATTGTTTCTGAAGCACAATTAGAAAGATTGATTGAAAAAATCGCAAAAAACAAAAATGTTTAAAAAAGTTTTAAAAGAGTTTTTAGAAGAAAAACTTTTACGTGAAGGTTTTGATGATGTTGGTAATCCTGATTTAAAGTA